CACGCGGACCGTGCCACCCACGCCATCGAGAGCGCTGCGAGTGCGGGTGTTCTGGAGGAAGCGGATGCCCTCGAACTCCCCGTACTCACCGGTCCACAGGGGACCGGACAGACCGGTGCTGTACTCGTGCGGCAGACGCCAGGAACCGGCGCCCGACTCTTCGCGGAGGTCGTGGATGACGTGCGGATGGATGCCCGCGATGTAGAACTGCCCGAAGCGCGGCGAGAGAGCCGCGTTCAGCTTGGTGTACCACTTGCGCACGTCGGCGCTGGTGGCCTTGTCACCGGCCGCCACGGTCACCGTGGAAGCACGGCCAGCGGCTCGCAGCACGTTGGTGCCACCGACCAGGATGTCCTGGACCAGCTCGTCCATGACGTCGCGGCAGTGGGCCGCCACCTTCTCGGCCGCCTCGGCATCCACGTCCGCGAAGCTGAAGTAGTTCAGCTTCTTGGTGCGGGTGACCGCGGCGCCGTACTCGTTCACCGTCAGATTGACGGTGTTGGTGGCGGGCAGCTTGGTCGAGTCGACGTCCTGCTCCTCGTTCAGAGGAGTCTTCGCCGCGGTGATCGCGGCGGTGCCGAACCAGTTGGTCAACTGGAGCTGGATGGTCTGGCCGGGACCGTTGACCTGCACGGGCCGCTTGTCGGCCCAGGCGCGGTACATCGGCTCCGCCCGGAGCATCTTCTCGAAGTAGAAGTCGTACATGGTCTTGACCGTGTTGTCGGACAGACCACCGGTGAGGATCGAGGTGTATTCGTTGGCCATTCAGGCACTTTTCCCTTACGCGGATGGAAGCTTGGTTTCTCCGAGGAGCAGTGACCGAAATGCATCCGGGTCGTTGCCTGCCGCAGCCGACATCGCGGCCAGGGCCGCGAGTTGCTGCTGCTCCAGATCGGCAGGGGTGGCGCCAGTGGCGCTCCCCTGGCTCTGTAGGCGCTGCCAGGCGTCCCTGACCTCCGGGGCGATGGTGGGAGTACCACCGGTCGCTTCCGGGGCCGTAGGGGCCGTCTGGGGGGCTGGCGGAGGGCCGAACAGGTCGACGTTCTCCTTGACCCACTCCGCGACCTTCTCGGGGGTGGCGTCACCGTCGTTCGGGAAGAACTTGGCGACCTTGGGGTTGACTCCCAGGTCGGTCAAGGCGTCCCGGACGGTGCGGGCACGACTCTCGACACGCAGACTTTCGAGGGCATCCCGGGCCTCGTCCAGCTCCTTCTTGAGCGCCTTGTTGGCGTCACGGAGGGCCTTGACGGGGTTCTGGTCACCATCGTTGGTGCTGTCGCTGAAGTCGGTTTCGGTCATTGCGTGATTTCTCCCTTGAGGAATCGACGGCCAGGTGTCACACCAGGGGCAGTGCTACCGCTCCGTCTCCCGGACTTCCTTTTCCGCGTGGGGCCGGTCGGTCCACGCTGGAGCACCCCCGTCAGGGATCGAACCCGAACCTCCGGTTTTGGAGACCGGAGCGCCGCACCAGCGGCTCGGAGGTTTTCGGCTGTCAGACAGCCAGGGTCCGGTACCGGACCCGTCGAGTGAATATGGCCTGCTTCCGCACCACATCCCCGGTTTTCGTGGCCGCGTACATCACGCCACGACCGGCGTACACGCCGCAGTGGTAAGCGATCCCGGAGCTGTTGCAGAGGTAGACCAGATCCCCAACCCGAGGCTTGGCCACGGGCTCCAGCTTGGGGGAGTTCATCTGCTGGTGAGCGGTCCGGGGGAGCTTGACCCCGGCCGCTCGCATGATGACCAGTCGGACGTAGGCGGAACAGTCGAACCCGATCGTCTTTGCCCCACGGCCGAACCCTCGGCTCGGGCCGTCGAGATCACCGCCACCCCACGAGTACGGAGTGCCGAGCCATTTCCTGCACTCGTTGATGATCATCTCGGACTGAGTGGCCGTCTCCGGCTCGGCCATGCTGCGCGAGAGTGGCATGGCGGCCGGGGTGAACTGGGGATTCGGACCGGGACTCTCCGAGGACGGATCCGGGGGTTCGGAGATCAGGGATTGTTCGAGCGCCGCATCCCTGCGGAAGCGGGGTAGTACCACGGCCCCAACGCTTCCCAGGGCCAGGATGAGGAACCTGCGACGTCCGCGGACCTGCTTTCGGCGGTCCGCGTGAAGTCCTTGGGCAGTGCGCAACCCCCAGGAGATGACGACGGCAGACACGATCACAGCGATGACGGCGAGGGTGTAGCTCACCGGAGGAACCTCCTAGAGGGTGGACTGCGTCCCGAGGGACGCCTTTCCGACCCCCGCCGTGCCGCTGAACGCGGCACGCTCTTGCGACGCGAGCCCCCGGACCTTGCGCCCGGAGGCCGAATCCTGCAACAGGACGTCCTTCACCAGGTCGTCCTGCGTGACCGCACCCCCGTAGATGTCGGCCAACTTGCCCAGCGTCGGGGCATCCGTGCCCACGGCTGAGAACCCCGAACGGAGCTGGGCGAGCGAGAACCCTTGGCGGCCGATCTGTTCGGCGAGATCCTGGCCCAGGGAGACACCCTGGGTCCCGGCCGTGGCCGCAGCCTCGGCCGCGCTGATCCGTTGCTCGATCAGGGGAAGTGCGCGCTTGGAGTCCAGCGCGAAGGCCACCAGGTCCCCGACCCCGTACCAGCGCTTGAGGTAGTCGAGCGTCTCGGCCGGGGCCGAGTTGATCGCCTCGGACGCGGCGTCCACCCGAGCCTTGACCTCGGTGGGACTCACATCGTTGGCCAGCCAGGCGGTGAAGTCAGAACTGGAGTCGTAGAACCCGATCGGCAGACCGGCGGCCTGCATCACCTGCCGATAGGCCCGTTCCGTGGCCAGGTACTCCGCGGCCGACAGGGCCGGGAGCCCGGCCTTGATCCGGGCGTCGTTCGCGCTGAACCGCTGCTTGTACTCCGGGGTCTGGGTCAGTTCGATCGAGATGGTCTCGGCGCTCATCCCCGCCTGGACGAAGCTGATGATCTTCGGGGCCAGGGACTCCAGTCCGTACATCCGGAAGAGGTTGGTCACGGCGACCGCGATATCGCGCTGGTCGCCGGTCAGACCCTGAAGGTAGTCGGGAACGACCGGAACCTGAACCATCAGCCCATCATCCCCATGTCCTTCAACACCTTACTGGCCACACCCATCACGGAGTCCTGGGCGTTCTGGGTCCTCAACCACGCCGGGTTCTGTCTCATCTTCTGCTCGAACTGCCACAGGGTCATCGAGGACGGCCTGCCGTCCTTGGTGGACCCGGAGAGAGCGCCGCGGATGTCGTCATCGAACAGGTCGATGTCGGCGGGGTTGGTCTCCAGAATCTTCGCCTTGGCCTGGATGTAGGGTCCGGCGATGTCGTACAGGTCCATCCCGCCGTCCAGTTCGGCGGCGAATCCCGGGGCCAGGCTCTTGGCCTGATTCCGGATGTACTGGTTGTAATACCCGACCGTCACCGTGCCCTTGGCGATCTGCTGGGCCATGCTCTGGATGGTGGCCTCGGACAGGTTGACCCCGTTGCGCCAGGCGGTCTGGCGCAGGGAGGCCACATCTGATCCGGCCTGTCCGTTGTAGACCCCGTTGTAGGCCTTGACGAACCCCTGCATGGCGTTCTTCAACTGGGCGTCGTTCCAGTTGAACATCAGGGTGTTTTCCACGATCGAGAGCAGTTGCTTGCCCGGGATCACGGCACCCATCTGCCCGGCAGAATCCTGGATCTGCGCAGTCAGTGCAGCCCGGCGTGCCGCCAGACTGGCCGGGTCGGTCGCCTTGAGGAGCTGGTACTGCCGAACGGCCTCGCCGTTCTTCTTGTACCACGGGGTGTTTCGGAGTTTGGCCACGAACTTCTCCGTGGTCATGTTCTCCTTGACCGCCTGCTGGAACAGAGCCCACAGAGAGGAATCGGACTTGAGGAAGCTGAGGGCGAACCCGTACTGGGCGGCCAGTTCCTCACTGCTCAGGGTTGCCGTCGGCACCTATTCTCCCGGGAGGTATCTGCGCCTGAGGTACTCCTCAAGCCGGGGCGTGGGCTCGACAAGCCCATCTGCGATGGAGATCTCGATCTGACCGAGGCGCGTGTTACATGGCACACAGAGGATGTCGCGGACGCATCGGGCACACCCCCACCTTCCTGAACAGCAGGCGTGGTCATGGTCAACGGGCCACTTGCCCCGCCCGTTGGGTTCCGTTGCGCCGCATATCCCGCAGCGGCCCCGCGCCAACAGGGTCAGATACTGGGAGTCCGACAGCCCGTGTTGCTTGTATTTGCTGGGCCCAAGGCCAAGGGACATTCTGCGAGCCGCGTCCTTGCGATCGTACTCGCGCGTCTTGTCCTTATTCCGCGACCGCCACTCTCGCATGTACGCGGCGCTGTTCGGCAACGTCACTCCCCGGGATACTTCACGAGGACGCCGAAGGCGTTTTCTCTGGCGCCCAGCTTCCGGATCCGAACGGACAGTCCCGTGCGTGGCGCCTCTAGGATCATCCCGTTTCCCAGGTAGAACGCGATGTGGTGGACCGAGCTGCCGAAGGCCACGAAATCCCCCGGCCGGAGCTTGGAGATGTCGGTCCGCTTCCCGATCGTCGCCTGCTGATAGGAGACCCTGGGGATCCTGATCCCGAACTTCCCCATCGTGTACTGGAGCAGTCCGGAGCAATCGAAACCGCTGGGACTCGTCCCGCCCCAGCGGTACGGGACGCCGAGGAACTGCTTGGCGTAGTCGAGCACCTTGCCGCGCAGACCCGAGGCCCCCGACTGATTCGGCTCGAACGTCAGGGACGCAGAGAATGCATCCTGGCGGATGCTGCCCTGCTGTACCGCCCTGGTGAAGTCGGGTCGGGATGCCACCGGGAGGAAGATGTCCGGGACGTCGACCGGCGCTCCGGTCGACTGCCGGTCCGCCCCCAGGAGCGAAGTGTCCACCTCGACCGGGAGTATCGGATCCTGAGTGGTCTTCGTTCGGGGCAACTCGAACAGGTTCGGGTCGACGGGGCTCATGCAGGAGCCGCCAGAGCCCCGATCAGGGCATTGAAGTAGGTCGTGGCCGCCTGGTAGGCGCCATACTCCGGATCGGCCTTGGCCTCGTCCTGTGCGGCCTGCTGGAGGGCCGCGGAGGAGATGCCCCCGGTGCTGATCGTGTTGGACGTGGCCACGGACCCGTCGGCGGTGTAGTCGGTAGTGGTCGTGGACTTCGTCGGGTTGGCCTTGGACTTCCCGATCAGCAGGGCCGCATAGCGGTCCAGCTCGCCCTGCTCGGGATCCCTTCCGACCGCACCGCGGAAAACGTTCATCACGATGGCCTCGGCATCCGGGCGGGACAGGACATCCACTCGGGTGGACACCTGAGTGGTCTGTTTCGGCCCGCCGGACGCCGCGCCGGGTGTGTCCTTGGCTCGGAGGATCTCGGCCAGGTTGATCACCTGCCAGGGGGTGATGTCCTTGCCTGCCGCGTTGTACCCGGCAGCGGAATCCACGGCGCTGCGCCATTCACGGGCGGCAGCGGCGTAATCCCCCGGGTTGGAGATCAGACCGGCTCGGTAGAAGCGGTCGGTCAGCTCGACCTGTTCGGCAGGATCCATGCGGAACCACTGCACGTAGGCATCCTGGATGTCCACGTACGCCGGACGGGTGCCCTTCGGCTCGGCCGGGGCGCCCATGAGAGTGTGACGGCTGTCCTCGTGATCGGCCGCTACCGCTCCACCCATGAACACCTTGGAACTGAGCGGACCGCTGGCGCTGGTTGTGGTGGTGCCAGCGGCCCTGCCCGCGGCAAGGGCCTTGGCGAAATCGTCCTCGGCCGACATCAGTAGTCGCCCTTCATGTCGTCACGTTCCAGAAGTCGGTGGAACATCTGCTCGAACCCAAAGTTCTCCGCGGCGAGAGCCGTGGTGAAGGCGTCGACAGCAGCTCGCAGGTCGGCGTTGTCGGGATGATTGATGTCCTTGGTCCGACGTTCGGCCAGAGCCGCCCGAACCTGACGGCGCATTTCCAGATACCGGTCCAGTGCCACCACGTCCGGGCGCTTGGCGAATCTCTCGTCGCTCTTGGCGTCCTTCATCGCGGCGAAAAACCCCGGCAGTTTCTTGGAGGACCCGTCGTTGAAGTCCTCCATCCAGACCTGGTTTTCCTCGCCGAGCTTCCTGACGAACACGGCCTTCGCCTCGCGAAGGTCCGTGGCGCCCTTCTGGGCGATCGAGTGGAGACCTCGGGTCTCCAGCTCGCGCTGGATCTGTGTCATCACCTTCTGATACCGGATCCAGCCCTTCTGGCGCTGGATGTCGGCGAGGGCCTCGGCGGGGGTCTTCTTGCCGCGGAACGTGTTCGTGTTCCCGAACCCGTACTGGGTCACGCCCAGTGCGGTGGCCACGTCTCGGCTGTACTCCCCCCCCACCACGTCGGGGTCGATCATGCCGTCGATGCCGAGGAGAGCCCACCCGTACTCCGGGTTCTCGCTGATCTTCTGGCGGATCCACGGATCGTCCAAGGCTCGCCAGGAACGGTCGGACGCCTGGATCCCGGACTCGTTGGTGTTCAACGAGATCGACATCTCGAAGTAGTCCGGGAAGTCGTCGTGGAACTTCTGCTGCCAGTCCCTGTCCCCGTACTTCTGTCGGTACAGGTGGGCCTGTTCCTGGTAGAAAGCGAGCTTGGCACTGGGCATCGCCGAGACCGGCGAGGCATTCGCCGTGATCGCCCGCAGGATGAACCAGTTCCGGGCCTTCGCCGCGATCTCTCCGGGTTCGATCTCGCCCCGCTCGCCCGCGTTGTGACGCGAGGTCTCCTGCGCCAACAGGAGCGCGTAGACCTCCGCGTAGTCACGGGTGTTCCCGAATGCGGAGCGGGCCTGGCGAACCCACGACGGGGTGAACTGGTCACCCAGCGACCGGTCGTTCACCCCGAACGGCAGGATGTACTTGCCCAGAGTGGAGTCGGCCAGATCCGGGAACGAGGAGACCATCAACTTGTTCACCGGTGCCTGGACCAGCGGACCGGCCCCGGGGAGCCAGAACGGCTCCCCCTGGAACACGATGTTGAAGGACTTCTTGTTGATACGCAGGCTTCCGGCCCCGCCGATCTCATCGATCAGTCCGGCCGTCAACCCCGCCAACGGGACGACGATGTACTCACCCTTCCCGATCAGGAGCGCGTCCTTCTCCGGGTCGAGCTGGTACCACTCGCCGTTCTCGTCCTTGTTCCAGACCGAGCCGTCGGCATCCACTCGGTTGCCGTTGGTGTCCACCACCATGCCCATGGCGTTCGGGGCGTCCCAGGCCTGACGGAACCGCTCGATCATCCACGGTTTGTCGTACAGCAGCCCGGACCACTTACCCATCATGTCCTCCCAGGCCGCGAAAAACGGGCTCAGGAAGCGGGCCTGGTGGGACAGGTTGCTGGCGTGGGAGACGTCGAACAGGATCCGCCCGACCTCACGGCGGGCGAACTTGTCGGCGTTGCGCCGGGCGGCCATGAGGTCCACGTCGGTGATCGTGTCGCCACCCAGGCGACCGATGTTCTCGGCGAGGTTCCTCTTGTAGGCCTCCGCGTACAGCGGGGCCCGGGCCATGATGTTCTCGGGCGCGTTGGACGCGAACGTGTACCACTTCTGGCGCAGGTTGTTGTACCACTCCGACAGCTCCGCCGCCGGGCCGCGCTGTAGCGGGGAGTAGGACTCCCCATGGATCGGCATCCGGTCGGGGACCTGGGAGAAGTACTTGCTGATCTCGTCCTGGCTGACCTGACGATCGATGACCAAAGGACGCAGGTCCGCGTGAGGCAGATAGTGATCCACGTGGGTGCGCACTGCCTCGACCCACGCATCGAGGTCGTCATCGAACATCGGGGCCAGGTTGTCCCACTCGGCCCGCATGTTCGGATCCGAGAGCACCTGTGCCCGAACGGCATCGGCGTCCATCCCCGCCACGAATCGCATGGCCGTGGGGGAGTTGCGGATCTGTCGGTTGACCGCCCGCATCCAGCCGTCCCCCCACAGGGGATCGGCCTCGGAGACCCGGCCCCAGTTGCCACTGGCGCGGACCTTGGCCAGGCCGCGGTCGGCCAGCTCACCGGCGAGGTCGGCAACGCCGCCGTCGGTGTCGATGAGCGTCCGGGCGGTGATGGCCACGTCGGATTCAGGGATGCCGATCTTGCGCAGGAAGGTCTCGATGCCTTCCTGCTGGAACTCGGGGGCGAACCACCCGCGGATCGGCCCCTTGCCGAAATCCTGCGTGCGGACACCCTTGGCCAGGTACCGGCCCATCTGCTTCATCACGGCAGGGACCTGAGCGAGGTAGGCGGCAGAGCCCATGTAGGTCATCAACCGCATCTGCGAGTCGACCTGAACCCGGGTCGGGTAGGCCAACCGCATCAGAGCGGAGTCCTTCCACGTCCGGGTGATGAGGGTCAGGGCGTCGGTCGACAGGTCGACCGCCCGGTCTGCCCTGTCCACCAGGGCATCCCCGATGGGGTTGACCCGAACTGCCTTGTCCAGCAGTCGGTTCTTGGTGGCCTGCTTGATCACCTTGTCCAGCATGCGGGGGTCGACCATCGGGACGTGATCCTCGATCATCGACTGGAGTAGCGGGCGGGCGAAGACGTGTGCCTCGTCCATCTCGCCGTCGATGACGGCGATGGCGTCCTCATCGAACGCGGCGGAGTAGTACCGGGACTTCAACAGGCTCCGGTAGGCGTCGCGACGGACGTTCCCGGCCGCCAACAGCTTTCGCACAGCGGCGTTGTCGAGGCCGTACTTCCATCCGACGGAGGCCACCACGTGACCTTCTGCCCGACGAACCACTTCCTGACGGGCGCCCGCGCTGGGCGCGTTGAGGTAGTCGGCCAGCAGGGCACTGCGCTCGGCTGGTGCCATCCAGCGGGCCTGACTCAAGGTCTCCCGGAGCTGTTCGTACCCACTTGTCGGATCTTTCACCGACACGTGACCGGGCAGGCGGGCACCAGAGGCCCCGGTGACCACCCGGTACGGGCGTCCACCCATCCCGGAGTGGATGACCTCTTCGCGGATCCCCATCGGGGCCAACGACTGCCGGGTGATGATCCGGTCACGGACATCACCCTGGATCAGGCTGGTGGAGCCGCGAGCCGCGATGAGCCGGTCCAGACGGGACAGGGTTGCGGTGATCTCCTTGCGCCGGGACTCGATCTCCTCCAAGGACTCCGGCAGGTCGTTCAGTCTGGCCAGTTCATCGGCATGATTGACGAGATTGCCGTTCGTGGCCTCCACGAAACTGGTCTGAGTGGGGACCTGGGTCAGCCTGGCCAGCTCGTCAGCCAGACCTGACTGCATCCCCCTCAGCTTCTCGATGCTCTCCTGATGGCCGAGCAGGGCACCCCACAGGGTGCGCTTGGCCCCCAGGTTGGTCGCCTCGTCGGTGACTTCCTGATCGACCCGGGAGAACAAGTAGGCGATCGCCCCGGCGTCACTGCCCGCCCTGAACTCCGGCTGGGCGGCAAGCTGTTCGACCGGCATCCCCTTGGTTCGTTCGAGGAATGCGTTGATCTTCTCGCCGAGTCGCGCCTCACGGCGCGAGACGTCCATCGCCCCGTCCGATGCGCGCAGGGCGTTGGTGGTCTCCTCCGCTCCGGACAGGGTTCGCCGGGATGCGGAAGCGGTCTTCATTCCCTTGCCGATGCCGACCAGGGGGTCCAGACCGAAAGAGATCGTCGCGTCCAGCAGACCGGAGCCGATCTTGCCCTTCCACGTGCCGGTGAAGTACTCGCGCCGGGCCGCGACCGAGGCCGCGTCCATCGCGTAGGGGTCCTGCGCGCTCAGGCCGGATGCCTTCCGGGCATCCGGCTTCAAGGCCTGAACCCAGATCGCCTGACCGGGAGAGATCGATGCGGACCGGTTCCAGTAGTCGCCCAGGGAGGCGTCACGCTGGGATGTCGCCATCACTGCCGTGGAGATCGGGCGGGCCACGGCGGTCGACTGCAACCAGGCGGCGCCTTCGGCCGCCTTGCCGAGTCCGCCGAAGAAAGCGCTCGACATCGGCTCGACCAGGACCCGGTCCGCGGTGCGGTTGATGTCGCTGATGAAGTTGGTGGACGGCTTGGACTCGTAGTCCGACTTCCACCCCTGGTAGGAGTCCCACTGGGCACTCACCCAGGCCAGGCCGATACCCAGCTCGTCCTTGGCGCTGTTGAACGCGCTGGAGATTCGGTCCTTCCAGCTCACAACTGCTTCCTCACTCTTGGGAGTACGCGAAGACCATCCGTACGAAGTTCTTGAACCCGGCCGGTGTGTTCTCCGAGGCCGCCATCTCCAGCAGTACGGGCAGATGGCGGGACAGTGACAGCGCGTCCGCCTTGCGGAGATCCACGGGTGGTCCGCCGATGGCGGACAGGCCCCTGCCGGGCCCCAGGGCGGCCCCGTCGGTCACGGGGACCCCGGGTTGCCCCGTGGGGGCCCCCAGGCCCGTCAGGCCCGCCACGAGGTCTCCCAGGCCCCCTCCGGCCGTGGCGGCCTGAGGGGCGGACAGGGGAGCGCCGGACTGGATCTCCTGGAATGCCTTCTGCTCGCCGTAGGCGGCATCGGACAGATTCATCTTGGTCGGACCGCCGTCGGTCCGGGCGGAGTTGGCGCCCGGACCGGAGACCGGTGCCGGATTCGTGGGCTTGCGGTACCCACCCCACTGACCGCTCATCAACTCACCTCGCCGGACTCATTCGGGACACCTGACCACCCAGGTTCGGATTGCCGCCAGAGGTCAGTCCCGCGAACATCTGCACCAGGTCCGGGCGTCCGCCCGGGCCCTCGGTCGCCAGACCCGGCTGGAGACCTGCGGGTAGCCCCTGCTGGGTGAAGCCCTCCGGGGTCGCCCCCGGGGCGGAGTCGGAACCGGGAGGAGATCCGGGACTCGACACCCCGGGGGCGGTCTGGGGGGCCAGCACCTCGACCACCGCGTCCTCTACCGACTTCCCTTCGGAAACCAGCTTGATGAACTCGGCGTGCTTGGTCAGGACCCCAGAGGCGTCCTGACCCGAGGCGATGAGTTGCGGGATGGACTGCACCAGGGCCGCCCAGGCTTGCACCAGGGCTCCCCGGTTCTGCTCGATGACGATCTTCTTCTCCTCCTCCACGGCGTTGAGGTCCACGGGCAGGTTGCGCCGCACGTAGTCCTTGGACACCAGGGAGGCCGCATCGGCCTGGAGCAGGAACACCAGAGCCCGGTTCGGGTCGAGACCGGCCGCGAAACCGTAGGTGATGTCGATTGTGTGATCCCCGGCGATGTCGGTCGCCGGGACGTAGGTGGTGTGGTAGGGGACGCCGTTGTCGTTGCCGCGCAGGTCCTTGCGGACCTCTCCGAACAACTTCTCGTCCATCTCGAACGCGAGCTGGATCGCCCGGCGCAGTGCGGCCTTGATGCACGTCTGGCCGGAGGCGATCTGTTCGCTGAACCCGCTCATGAGCTGCTGGACGCCACGTCCGGTGATGACCGAGGCGTCCAGACTCCCCGACCGGGCCTCCGGGCTCATGGCCCCGGTCAACTGCTCTTGCTTGAGCTGTTCGACGGCACCGAACGCCTGTGCCGGAACGTCCAGTCGCGCCCGGCCCACGGCCTGCGCACCCTGCTGGGTGCGGATCACCGCATCCGGACCGAGGGGGATGTCCACCACGTCCGGGGGGACCACCAGGGGCGCGCGGACCGCCTTGTCCACGCCTTCCATCAGGAGCATCTGGATCCGGTGCCGGGCGAGCTGCACCCAGATCACGTCGTCGTAGGCCCCACGAATCTCGCTGTCCAGTCCGGGGCGCTTGACGCAGACGTAGTTGCACCGGCCCATGCCGGTGTCGAACTGCTCCAGAATCGTGGTCCCGTACTGCGGCAGGTACACGGTGCACACCCCGGCGCGGGACACGTACCGGGCCACCTCGACCTGGCTGTTGCTGGATTCGTAGAGGGTCCGCATCCGCTCCAACTGCGGGTACTCGGCGCACAGCGCGAACCAGTCGCGGTACTCGATCCGGGCGAACTCCACGGTCCGCCCCCGCCGGTCCCAGACCGGGTAGGCGCCCACGGAGTCCTCGATCAGGAACACCGGGGAGTTGGTCTCGAAGTCGGGTTCGACAGCGATGACCAGCATCCCGTACGTGTTGAACTGGTCGGCTCCGCGCTCGGTCATCTGGAGTTCCAGCTCGGAGTCCGCGACGTAAGAGCGGGCGATCTTGGTTCGCTTGTCGGCGAACTTGCGGGCCTTGTCCGACAGGCCGTTCGGGGCGGAGCAGTTGAATGCCGGGAGTGGAGCAAGGACGGCAGCCACGTCGCGTGCCGCCGTGTCGATCATGTTCGCCACGATCGGGCGGGACCACTGATCCGAGAACAGGTCGGGGGCGATGGACTGGAAGTCGCCACGACGAACCGCCTGCACCTCTGCCATGACGGCATCACGCCGCGCGTGCCGGACCCGAAGGGCCTGCACGCGGGCGTGGATGGTGGCGATGTCACTCATGCGTACGCTCTCTCGAAAAAGTCGACCGGAACGACAACCTGATTCCTCCGGTCGCCTCTGCTCAGGTACGGGTTGTCCATGAACGACTTACGGGGTCCACTGCCGTCGGTCCCCAGCAGGATCGCCCGGGCCCTCAACTCGAAAAACCACAGGGAGTTCCCCGTCGGGACAAGGTCCCGACCAGCAAGGAATTGGTGGCTCTCATCCTCGACAACGATGCAGCACACGTCCCGCTCGCCAGCGCTCTCGATCGAGCGAACCGTCAAGTAGTCGTGTGGGCGCCGCTGCGGGCTTGCGGCCTCCACCAGTACGGCCTTACGGGGGAGACGGAAAGGGTTCAACGTGTTGGCGTCCGCCGTGAACACTGCTCGCCACAGTTGAAGCATCCCAGGCTTGAGTCGATCAGCCTGGATGTTCACCCTGAACCCAAGGGAGCGCGCCAGGAAGGCGACGCCGTCGACAAGATCACGGTTCGTGTTCCCAAAGTAGACCCGACGGGAGGGCTGCATCAGCGAACCGTCGGTGTCCATCAACCCTTGAAGGAGCGCGAGACGTTGCTTCAGCGAGCCACGCAGGTAGATCTCGGGGATGTGCTTGTTCTTCAACACGCCCAGGCCCCTGAGTCGGCTGGTGAGTCCCTTGGTACCGAAACACTGGTGGCGCTTTTGGTCTGTCGTCTGGACCTCGGCGTCCTCGAAGTGCCCACGAATGTGAGGGGTGTCGTCCTGGTGACCGTAAATCGTGCCCTGCCGCGCGTCGCCATCCCCGAGCCAGACCCCAAGGACATAAGGGTCCAGCGGCAGGGCCGCTTCGGGTGAGTCCACCGGCTTGGGCTTGGCCAGCATCAGCCTCTTGAAGTCGCCCGACCTGGCGATCATCTCGCCAGTCGTCATCCACCTGGGCGGAAGGCGGAGGCCGCCCTTATCCACGGGGGTCACGAACCATCGGTGACCGGCGTCAGCGTCAAGGCTGGAGCCGTCATCAAGGCTGACCGTGTAGACAGTCGAACGCTTGACGGCCGACTTGGCGACCACCCGAGTGACCGAGCCGTTTGGGGTAGCCACGCGCTGCCCCACTCGCACCCCACCCATAGTGGTCCACCCATCGGTCGACCACAGCGGGGTGTCCACGTCCAGGGCCATCGGCCCGTCCTGGCGCAGTTGCTTGCCGAGCTTGCCCGGCTGCCACGCGATCAGTTCCTCGATCAGGGTCTTCACCCCGACGCTCTTGTCCGGGTCGGGCAGGGTGATCAGGTTGTCCCCGGCGTGCACCGCCCGTCCGGCACCCTCGTTGATGCGGCGGGTGGACCCGAACAACGGGGCCACCGAGGCGACCCCGAAATCGGGGTCCTGCTTGTTCCGTGACGTGTTCCCGGTGAAATAGGTCTTCCCCCCCCTGCGGGCGTAGAAGGTCCCGTTCTCTGTGGACGGGCACCAGATCTCCCCTGACCAATCCTTGACCGTTACGGGGCGCGTGTTCACGTTCTGCATGAAGCTGTTGTTGTACGTCTTGCGGCGGGACTGGAAGTGCCCCGGGCCCGACGAATGCTCCGCGGTGTACGTTGGGTACCCAGACAACGCCGATAGCATCTCAAAAGCGTCTACCAGGGAGCGCTCATCGGAGCAGTAGCAGGATGCTTCCCCTGCCATCCACCCGTCGGCCTGAACCATGACGTCCAGCAGTATCTTGCGTTGGCGCTCGCAGAGCGACGACACGAATTCAGGAGGGAGGTGCTTGCGGCCCCCCGTAATGGCCCTAATGGTCCTGGCGACAGGGCCAGATACCCAGAACACGTGGACTCCGTTCGTCCCGTTGTCCCGCTCGGACCACTTCGCCCCCGACGATCGGAGGGCGGATCTGATCTTCTCGCATTTCTCTGGGTTGACCACGGTGCTCTGGCTGAGCACGACAGCATCGGAATCCTTGCGATAGTACCCTTCGGTGACCGCCCACCCGACAAGCTCGACCATGTCGTCCTCATAGGATGGAGCGGGGTCGCCATCCAATGTAAGCGGCCTTGCCAGAGGAAGCACGGAGTTGGTGTTCAGCAAGCGCGATTCCACAAGCCGCATCGGACCGTACCCCTGGTCGGTCCTGGCCCACTTGTGGTCAGGCGTGCAGAGCGCGTCGATATTCCGATGGTCATACTTGTGCATCGGACCTGAATATTCACCGCGATAGACGTCTGTGACGGGCTTCCATTCGGAGAACTCGGTTTCGATGTTCAGCGTCAGGATCTGGTCGCCAAGGGTGACCTCATGGCTCTTGAGCCATCCTCTCTTGCTGAGCACCTCCGTCTCGGTATCGACGCAGTAGTGGGGGGTGATCCTCACCCCACGGTTGCGGCAGTACTCCTGGATGGCCTCGTCGTGGACGAGGAACAACTGGAACGCATTCTGTTCGATCACCCACTCGTGGACGCCGAACTCCTCGGTGACGTTCTTGATCAGGTCCCGGATGTAGGCCGGGGACGGCCTGGCCTGAACCCAACAGTTCAGGACCCGCCGGATCTTGGAGACCCGGTCCACCGAACCCACCAGGGTGAACGTGTCCCCCGCCATCGCGGGGTCCATCGAGGCGATGACGTACTGGCCCTCGGCTCCGTTGCGCGGGTGCCCCCAGGCGCCCGCGAGCAGCGGGCCGGGCTTGCGCCTGCGGTCCACCGACCCGTTCACACACAACGGGTCGAACGTGGCATCCTCGGCAACCTCGGCCTGTTGGTAGACCAGGCTCCAGACCCGGGGTGGCTTGGCGTCCCGGACCCGACTCAAGCGGGGTCCGTCCCACGCTTCGTACGTCCCGTCCGGGCCGGGGGCCTGCCCGGTCTCCATCGGCCGCGTCGTGCGCGGCCACAACGTCACCCAGTCCTTCGGGTCTTCCGCGTAGTTCAACACGGCCGGTTGCCGTAGCACCGTCCACGGGGATCTCCCCGACAGGTACCGATCTCCCCGGGGCAGTTCCGAGTACAGGTCCGTGGTCGCCAGGCGGGTCCCGATCACCAGGATCTTGCCGTCGAACGCCCGGTTCTCCACCTCGCTCTCCAGCCAGGTGATCTGGGACTCGAACTGGCCCGCGTTCGAGGACACGATGCCGTCATCGATGATGATCAGATCGGCGCGTGAGCCGTAGATCTGCCCGCCCAGGCCCAGGGCCTCGACCGTCGGGTCCTTCTCTCCCGAGTCGATCCCGTTCACATAGATCCGGTCGGCACCCCAGGTCGCCCCGTCGTACCGGCTCGGCTTGAATCCCCCCTCGGGGGCATAGGCGGCCTGGAGGGGGGCCCACTGATTGGACGTCAGGCGTTGCTTGATCGAGTACAGGAACTTGCGGGCCTGGTCGACCCGCTTGGAAATGATGATCACGCGAACGTTCGGATTCATGCAAATCCGATACGTGGTGTATTCCACGGTCATGGTCTGCGACTTGGCGTGGAAAGGTGGCACATTGATGATGATGCGGTTCGGGTCGGACGGTTCGTACGTCTCACCCTCCACGGGCGTGTACGGACGTCCCTCCAGTAAATCCACCCAGGCCTGCTGGTGCCGGAATGTGTCCTGCCCCAGGAATTTCTTTCGCCACGTGGCGAAAGAAAGGCCCTGATTCTCCCCGTCAACTCCTCTTTCCCTGGCGGAGGCAACTCCCTCACGGAGGGAGTCGATTCTCCTGGCCCACTCCGGATCGCTCCTGCGCCACTCTTCCCACGTGGAGATCGAGCGGCCGATCAACTGGAGTGTGACGGCCCGCGTCAGCCCGGACGCGGTGCAGTCCAGCGCCTTCTCCTTGGCCTGTGCCGTCGACAACTTGTTGGTCTTCGGCATCGGGGTGGGAAACCTTCCGGGTGACTGAAAAAGGACCGTCCATCCCGGACGGTCCCTCAACGAGCTGCCACCGCGATGAGATTCTGGGCGGTGGCATGTGTTCGGAGGTCGGAACCGATCGGCCACCCGATCGGGTCCTTCCAGTTTTTCTCGCGAACTTCCCCTCAGGGAGTCGGCCTGTGCGCATCTGCCGACTCCCTCAGAGAGGGGATCGACCCGAGTCGATCCCCCTTCATCAAGAGCGGGGCTCCAAGGCCCCGCTCCCAGGGCGCCCTCCCGGGCGCTCCCAGGGGCGCCTCACAGGCGCCTCTCCTGGGGGGATGAGGTCCCCTCGAAGGGACTCATCCCCTTCCTGGAGGGAAGCTCCGTAAGGCCGGGAGGAGCTTCCCTGAGGGGAGAGAGCCGCTCTTGGGGAGCGGCTTCTCGATCCCCTGATCGTGTCGCCTTCCCAGCTTACGGCGACACTTGTAGTTACCCTAGTTAATCTAGGTTGTGAAACAGTTTTCACAACACAAATCCGGTGTGATCCTCCTCACACAGTCATTGCCACGCCCCTGACCTGCGACGATGCCACATACCCAGCAAAAATTTTCGGGTGGATAGTAGCCGGGGAGGGGGTGGTGATCATTAAGCATGCCCGGGTCAAGATGTCCGGACATTCTGACATGAGGCATGTCCGGACATGCCTGGCAGGCCACCCAGGGGTGGCCCCCGGCCCTGGCTTAGGCCCCTAAACCCACTCAGCCTGAGCACTCCCAGGGAGTGCGTACACGAGGCCGGAGGCCCTACGTGGTGGGGGCAAGAGGCCCCTCGGAAGGGGCCAAGAGGATGGTTGAAACTTCAACGTTAAGTGAATGTTAAGAGATTTAAGGAAAGGTAGGATGATTGGATGAATCTTCGACTGTCACCCCAAGATGACCCCCGGGGTGCGTCATGCACCCCCAAGATGTCACCCGCCGGCGCCTGGACCCCCGCCCTCGGGGCCACCTCTCCAAGTGGGGGCCGTCCATAACGATCGGATAACGATCCCATCCGGAACCCCTGGGTCCCTTGTGTGCATGGCACCTCTCTGGCAATGTCCTCGGTGTCAGCCCACCACGGTGGGAGCGCTCCCCCGGCAGGGGGAGGGCCAGGCGCAGAGGGAGCAAGCCTCCCTCTGGTGGTCCGGCTCCGATCCTCACTCAATCTCAGACAAGCCTCGCACCGGGCGGAAACGGTGTGGGTACCCCGGGAGCTGAGCCCTTAAGGCGACCACCCCGAGATGGGCCAGGGATGATGAAAGAAACTTCCCATTCACCGACAATCTTGAACAACCCAGCCCGGTATGGGCACCGAATTCCCTCGGTGCCTTTCCTGGGAAGGGGAAACAACGAATGGCAATCACAACCGAGAGGCACCGTCTCTACGGTGCCGTCCCTGACGGCGAATGCTCGGATCCCGTCCGTGCGGCCATATTCGGCCACATGGTGAGGCTCGCCAGGCCGATCCTCGTCCGGTACCAATCCGATCTCTACCACGACGCGATGTGGCTCGCCTCGGTCATCGACGCGTGCACGTTCTACTACCTGATCCGACCCGGCACTCTCATCTACCGTGACGCCGTCGACGCCGATGCAGTGGCGCATCAGCTGGGCGCCGTCCTGTACCGGTTCGATCTCACACAGGATCGCGGCACGTGGTATCTCGACATCACCGGAGGCACTCTCTGATCATCAGCCCAGCGCGCTAGCGCGGCTCACGCTCACCACGTGAGCCGTGCGGGCATTCTGGGCCCCCGCGCACACCCTCGGAAGGGGAAGATCATCATGTCTCGCGAGACGTACACGACCCTCAACACCCTGCAGCTCGTCGGCTTCACGGACCTGCGCGGCCACGCCTGGCACTACCGTGAGGATGCGCAGGGGGACGAGCCCAATCACTACCCCGGTGCGATCCCGGCCGCGGACGTCGTCCGCCGTCTCTTCGGCTGGGAGCCGATCTCGGCTCCCCTGTCCACCACCATCCCGGCCGATGTCCTCACGATGACCGGCATCGACGGTGAGGGCAACCCCGTGCGGGAGATCACCCTCCCCGACCGGCAGGCCATCGTCCGGCCCGACACGGGCACCGTGCTGGGTGTCTTCAGGTCCGGTTACCAGCCGCACTCCTACCGCGAGTGGCTACTGGAGACGGTGAGCACCATCCTCGGCGACACCCTGCAGATCGGCTCCGCCGGGCTGCTCCGGGACGGTGCCGTGGCCTACGTCTCGGTCGAGGCCACGGCGAACATGACCACCCCCGAGGGTGAGGTTTTCCGCCCCCACCTGCTCGCCTGCACGTCCCTCGACGGCACGGTGGCCACGACCTACAAGCGGGTCGTGACCCGCGTGGTCTGTGACAACACGCTCACCGTGGCGCGAGGCGAGCACGGCCAGGCGTACAAGGTGAAACACACGCGCAATTCGGGGTTCAAGCTCGCCGATGCTCGCCAGGCCGTGGGCATCGTGGAGTCCCTGGCCGACGACTACGCGGCCGAGGTCAAGGACCTGTGTGAGACCACGGTCACGGACCGGCAGTGGTACGCCTTCCTGGACGCCTACGTCCCGACGCGGGACCCCAAGGGGGCCCCGCTCACCGGGCGCGGACTGACGATGGCCGAGATCAAGCGGGACGCACTGTCCCGCCTGTGGACTCACGATGCGCGTGTGGCCCCGTGGGCTCACACCGCGTGGGGTGTCCGCCAGGCCGTCAACACCTGGACACATCACGAGCAGATCGTGCGCGGTGCGACCAGGGCCGAGCGCAACATGCTCGGAGCCATCCACGGCACCACGTCCGCGACGGACGATGAGGCCCTGGCCGTCCTGGCCAAGGCGCTCGTGTCCTGAGTCCGCTGGGCCGCTCTCATCCCGACCGAGTGCGAGAGCACTCGGCCGGGGTGATGGCCACCCAGGGCCAATCAGAGATGGAGGGAACAGTGAGCGTCACCAAGATCACCACCCCGGACCACATCGACGGCATGACCGCAGCATCCGCGGTCGAGACGTGGGAGCACAGC